ACGTAGATTTGGTCGGGAATCGGGCCGACGTAGACGGTGTTCTGCCCGTAGACCGAGAACACGACCGGACGCCCCTGATACGACTGCCACACGCGCATACGGGCGTTGAATTCCGTGAACGGCATGTAGTTCATCGGCACCCGCATGTTGCCCCACAGCAACGTCAGGTTGATAACGTCAATCGTGCTGTTGGCTTGCGGGAGAACGGAGAAGGAATACGACTCTTGCGCCGCAATAAGGGAATACGTTTGCAGGACGCGGTTGCATCCCGTGTCACCGACAACGCGATTTCTCGCGTCGTTGATGTAGTCGGTCAGTTCGGCGTCAGTCCAATACAGTGCGGTCGCATCGTGCAAGAGCCGGCGAGTATAAGTGATGTAGTTTGCGAGAGTAGTCATTCATGCCACTTATTCACCGCCCGACAATTGCGAAACAATCGACCGTCGTTTGCCCCCTCCCTTCGGAGGAATGGGCACCGAAGATTCCACCACGCCGTCAGTCGCAGTTTCCTCCTCGGCCCCCACTTGCAAGGGGGCTAAACCTTGCTCTTGTTTCGGCTGGATTTCGTCGGCATCCGGCACCGACGCATCGGAAAACGTGAACTGCCCCAAGCGTTTCATTGCCTGGTCGTATTCCAGATTCGTTTTCATCCAGCCCAATCTTGTCAGGTAGTGGGCTTTTTCAGCATCCCCAAACCCGAATACGTGCCTTGCCACTTCGTCCTCAACGATAACGGACTTCCCCTTTGGGAAGGAGTAGTCCGTGCCGTTGTAACGGTCGTGCAAATCTATGTCGCTGTTGTTCCGAACCTTGATCGTCACGGGTTAGCCCTCCCTTTGCCGTCTTGGATTACAGCGGATAGAGCAGGCAAGCGTCGTTCTGACCGCCGACCGGCAACGTGGTCATGTTGCCGCCCGTGCCGAGACCAACCGCAGCCGCCGTCGGCGGAACGATTTGGTAACCGGATCCCCAAAACGACGAAAACACGTTGGCCGAGTTCAACTGCGAGTTGACCGAAGTCTGGTTGCAGTAGATATACGGTTGGGTCTGGGTCGTGATGCCCTTCTCAATCGCCGGATTGGTGTAAACCGCCGATGCCGCCGTGTTCATGCCGCCGGTCACGTAAAGCTGATAGCCGCCGGTATAACCCGAACCTGCGGTCAGCGATGCGCCCGCCGAAGCGGTCAGCGAGAAGTTCATAAGCATCGTCGCCGCAGCCGAGGCCGGCAGCGAAGTGCCCGTGCCGGTCAGCGTCGGAACCGAAGTCTGAACGGTGCCCGGAGTCGCCATGACAACCGCCGTCACCTGACCCGTGCCGGTCAGCGCGGGGGTCAGAACAGCGCCCGAACCCGTGGTGTCGCCCGGTTGGTTCAGAATCAGGAACGTCGGCGCGGCAACGTAGCCCGCGCCCTGGTTGGTCACGGTCACGGCGTTGATCGCGCCGCCCGAAATCGTGCAAATCGCGCTTGCGGGAATGAACGGTTGGCTACCTTGCGTCGAAGGCGGCACAACGATGATTTTCGGGGCGACGTTATAGCCGCTGCCGGCGGCGGTAATCGTCACCGACGTATTGATTGCGCCGCCGATAAACGTGTTCCAAGTCGAACCGCCTGCCGAAACCGTCCAGCCGACCGCAGGAGTCGCCTGCGCGGTGAAGTAACCGCCCGTCCACACGCCGGTCGCGGTGTACATCGACACGGGCAGCGAACCGGCGGTGCCGGCGGTGGTGACAACCGCGCCGACGGGGCAACCCGACAGGTTGGCGAAGCGGTAGTTCGTGCCGTCCGAGGAAAGCGGGGTCGGAGCCGAATCGGAAACGGTCAAGACGCGCCAGATTTGCGATTGCGCGTCGTAGTATTGAACGTCCGAATACGGGCCGGCCTGAGTCGTCCACTGACCTTCGGGAATCAGGAAGGTTTGGCCTGGAGCCAAAGCAACCTGGTACACGCCGCCGTAGGTCTGGTTGACGATTTGCTGACCCGTGTTTTGCAGGAACGAAGCATTGCGGGCCGCAGCCGGCTGACCGGCAAATCCAATCTGGTTAAAAGCCATTTTCTTTCTCCTTTTACAGCGTCAAGCTGTTGTAACCACCGATACGGGTCATCGCTTTCGGCTTGGTAACAACCAATTCAGCGATGTTGACGAGCGCCCCGACGTAGCCCAACTGCCAGTTCGACAGGGTGGACTCGAAGCCGGTGAACGCGAACGACGCTTGTTCGTGGAAGTAGAGCGAGGCGTAGTTCGAGTTGACCAGATACATCGTGCCTTCGGGGCAGTACGGGTCAGCGAAGATCGGCACACCCGCTACCATCAAGGCGCGGAAGGCCGAACGCGGGCCGTCAGGGTCGGAATCAAACGCCTTGTCCGGCGTAATCATGTAGGTTTCCTGACCCTGGAAGTCCTGCGCGAGCAGCGTCCAAGTGCCGAAACCGCAGACGCCGAAGGTCGGCATTTCCGCGCCGTTCTTGACGGTGCCGCTGATGTATTGCAGCACGTTCTGTCGGGTCGGGTTGACCGAACCGGCGGCATACACCTTCGACTTCCAGTAGGTGCTGGTCGTCCGGTTGATGTTGCCGTAGGTCGTCAGGTTGGTGCCGTCGTCAATCGCACCGGGCAGACCGATGAACGCCTGCTGGTTTGATGTGTTGTTGTAGAGCGCGGTCGCCATTACGTCGCAAGTGACGTTGGTCGCGTCGTTCATCCGCGCTTCGATCAGCGGGATAATCGCGTAGTCCAACTGCACCGCGCCTTCCATGCCGAGGAACGGAATCGGCGTGATGAACAGCTTGAGGTTGTATTCCGCGAGGAACGCGCCCTGCTGCACCGCCGGTTGCGTGAACGAGCCGGAGTAGTCCGACCACTGGCCGTTGACGAACTGCGCTCCCTGCACCGGCACTGAAACCGCCGACACACCGCCCGATGCGGTTTGCGAGTTGGCAATCAGCGCCGCCAGAAGCGGGGTCGAATTGTACAGTTGAACGACGAGCTTCGGTATGAAAGCCCTACGAGTGACCGCTGTTAATTCGGTAGCGATTGAACCGCTGGGGATTATGCCAGTGCCGAGGACAGGAATGATAGCCTCCTATTTAACAAAAAAAATTGAATGGGCGATTGCGTTTTTGGAGCATCACGGTTACGGCGTTACGCCGCCCTCCCGCGATTCTTGATAATGTCCGCAATCGCGTTCGTAGCCTCGTTGCGTGACCATTGGTTGATATTCAGCCCCATCTTCTTCAAATCGGGGCGCGGGATTGACGGTTGTGAAAACGTGGAGGGCGTAGGCTGTGCCGCGCTCTTTTGCGACAGGTAGAAGTCGGCGGCGGTTTCGTGGCTTTGGATGCCCTTCTCGACCATCAGTTTTTCAACTTCCGAGATTTCGGATTCCGAAATGCCCTTGTTCTTGACCAGCGACTGCCGGCGCTGGTTGATGCGGTCGCGCATGTCGCGTTCCGCCTGCGCCTTCTCCATCGCTTCCAACTTGTCGATGTAGGGCTTCGTCGCTCCCGCGATGCGCGAGGGAATGTCGATTTCTGGAATCGACAGGTTCGGGTCGGCGGCTTTCATCAGCCCCAAGAAGTTCTGCCGCGTCCTGGGGTTTTCCGACAAGCCCTTTGCCAACGCGGCCAGATCGGCAATCGCTTCGGGGGTCATTCCTTCGAGGGATACGGCCATGATTTATTTCTCCTGACGGTGAGAGTAAGTGACCACTTCTGTTTTTGTCAAAAAAACTTACTTGCGCGAGCCGGAAGTGGTGCCGCCCGGCTTCGACAGCGACATGTTGTTCTTGTACAGGCCGTGCGGTTCTTTGACCTTATCCAGACCGCCTAACTCGGCGGTGCGCGGCGGATTGACAACGCGACCGTGCTGACGCTTCTTGTCCAGCGGGTCACGGATTGCGAACGATTTGGGGGCAAAAACGCCAGTGTAGTCGGACATGGTTTTTCTCCTGTTAAGCCATCGGGGGTTGCGGCATCGGTGCTGCGGGTGCTGCGCCTGCGGGGGCACCGCCACCTGGCATCGGCGGTTTCATCCCGCCTGGGCCTTGCGGCAGACTGCCGATCAAATTCATCAATTCAGCCGGCATCAGTTCGTTGCTGCGGGCACGGTTTGCGCCGCCGAACTTCTTGCCGAGCATCGACAGCGTTTTCANCAATTCGCCGCCTTCTTCGGACTCGCTGCCNAAATCCGGCAACGCCTGTTCGAGCAAATCCATCGCCTGCTGAACCTTTATCATCGCCTGCTGCTTCTCGCCCGCGTTCGGCTGCGGCGAGGACATGGGGGCGCTGACCGGCGCGACGTTGCCGCCCGCAGGACTTGCACCCGGCCCGCCCGGAGGAGGGGTAGGCGGGCCGGATTTGCCCATCAGGGCGGCAAGTTTCGGGTCGATTGCAGGCATGGTCGATTACGCGGTAGCCGCGACTTCCATCCATTTCAGATGCGAGGTATGGCCGGAGGCGGCAACCGCCGCGCCGAGGGCGCACAGAGTCACGAAACCACCCTGACCGACCACGATGCTGCCCTTGAAGTCGCCGGTATTCATGTCGGTGCCGACGGTGTTGATTGCCGCCGTGTTGTGATGCAGCACTTGAACGATGACTGGGGCCGTCAGAACCGTCGCTATGGAGTAGGCAATCGCTTTGGACGACGAAACCAGAGTCGTCTGCTGAATGTAGGTCGAACCCGTGGTCGTCGCCGCCGTAGTCGAGGTCGGTGAGGCGTTTTGGAAGCCCGCCGCAAGCGCAATACCCGTGGTCGTAGCCGAGGTCACGACGATGTTGGAAGTCCAGTCAAGCAAGACCAGATCGACGCCGGAACCGGGCGGGTTCCAGATCATGTTGCCGATGGTCGAGGTCGCCGCCAGCGAGGTCGCGACGGTCGCCACGTAGGAGGTAAACACGCGACCTTCTTTTGCAGCTTGGTAGTAGACCGGATTCAGTTCCGACACGATTGCATCGCCCAAGACGCCGCCTTTTTGCGTGAACGGGGCCGTGGATGATGCGTTTGCCTGAATTCCGCGAATGATCTGGTTCTGTGCCATCGTTTTCTCCTAATTTGTTGACGTTGCCGTAAAAACGGTCAGGGAAGCGGGGTCGCTGGCAACGTCGGCCCGTAATTGGTTCAAATCTTCGGCAACCAAACCGGGCACGTTCGCTTGGCTGTAAATGTTCGCCACGCGCAATTCAATCAGAATCGCTTGCAGCAAAATCTGCGTAGTCTTGGCACCGCCGTCCAGATCAACAAATTGACCCGTTGCGGGGTCAATCAGTTTTAGGTTGGGAACGGAAAGAGCCATCGTTTAGCTCAAGTACACAATCGGCGCTTTACCCGCCGTGAACGTGGTCGGCACGGTAATCGACGACGGGATGGTGCCGAAGGTGCCGGCGGTGATTGAGCTTGCACAGATTTGGTACGGCGCGGGAACCGTCTGGAACGCGCCGGCAGTCGTGCCGTTGCCCTGCACCGCGATGAAATACTGCTGCGGGCCGTACAACTGAACCTGTGTTGCAGCCGTAGAGGTCGTGGTGCCCCGCGCATACGTCAGCGCAATCGCCTGCGTCTGCCATGAGTTTGCGGTCGCCAGAAGCTGACCGGCAAGGGCGGTCGAGGCAATCAGAACGCCGAAGGAATCGTAAATTGCGGCAAGCCAGTTGTCCGTGGTCGAGGTGCCGCCGGAAAGGATATTGATGTTTTTGACGACGCGGTTGTAGGGAACCATAATGTCCGTCACCCACAACTGCACAATGTCTGCGGTGTTCGTGCCGATGGATGCAAGGGCGACTGAACCGATTGGAATGTTCGAGCAAATCAACTGACCGCCCGCGACGTTGACTTGACCTACGACGGAGGTCGCAGCGGTGAAGTTATCTTCCGTCTGCGTCGAAACGCGCTGTCGGTTGGTGAGATAAAGCGAGCCTAATGGCATGGTGTTTCTCCGTCAGTAAGTGCTAACTTACCCGATAATGCAGGGCATTAAAAACCCGTTTTTCGGCAAAGTCAAATATTTCGGACGCTGACGGTCGTCCGAGGGTGTTACCGCTTGCTTTTACGCTTTGCGCGCATGTGTTTGCGGGCCATGTTTTTCTCCGATATCAGGGGTTGAAAGAGGGCGCTGACGCGCCCCGTGGGCCGGAGGGAACCGGTTTACTTCTTGGAAGCGCGTTTAGCGCGACGAGCACGGCGGGCCATGTCGATCTCCTTATCGAAGCGGCCACGTTTTTGAATAGGGAACACAGCCATACCCTTTAAAGCGAACACTCACTCACTTTTTACGCTATTTTTTTTTCGGTTGCAAATTTTCTTGCTGTTCTTTTGCGCTTTCTTCCTGCTTCGCTTTCTGTTCCGCCTGTTCCAACAGTGCGAGCTTCCGCAGCAACAAATCTTTCATGGGCGGGTCGAGCATGTCGATGAACGATGAACGGTCAATCGCGTGAGCTTCTAGCAATTCCGCCGCCATCTGCTTGTGATCTTCGACAAACAACGGGCTGTTGCTGTGCGAATCGACCTTGACCACGAAATCATCCGTGAACTGGTCGGGAATGAACGGATTGCCCTTGTCGTCTTTCAAATCGTTCGTGTCGTGCTTGCGAAGCACTTTGAGGTAAAGGGTGGCGATTTTTTCGAGGGCATCTTCGACTACCAGGGCGCGTTTCTTGATGCGAGCCGACGCGAGTCTTGCCAGTTCCGAAGTCTGCCGCCCCGAACGAACCCCAGCTTCGCCCTTGCCCATCATAATGTTCTGCAAACCGCTGCGCTCCGCGAACATCGCGTCGATTTCGTGGATGACCGCGAAGATATCCGTCGGAATGTCCGGCTTGTGCCGGTCAACTTTCGCCTGCATCGAATCGGTCGAGAGAACGCCGCCCGCTTTGTTCAGCGCGAAATTCTTTTCGTCCAGAATCCCCATCCAGCCGGTCAACGAAGTCGGCGGGTCTACCTGCTTGTCGAGCAATTCCTTGACCTGCAACACGCGCTGATTGCGCCACCGCTGCAAGCCGACAAGCCCCGCGACTTCCGACATGCCCCAAAAGTAGGAATACATCGGATTCGGCGCAATCTGCACGAACGGCAATTCGCCCTTGATAAAAAAATTCGGTCGGTCGTAAATCGTAATGCCGTTCAGCGCACGGGTGACGACTCGGTAATCGCACAAGTCCGTATCCCAAAACCACAGTTCCTGCATTTCGATCAAATCTTCGGATACCTTCGGCAGATAGTCCACTTGCGCGTTCAGCGGAACCTGCGCGTTGCCCTGCATCGTCGGTGACGACGACGACAGGAT